TGTAATTGTAATGTATGAAAAACCAGATTTAAAGGCTGAGTGGGGTACATACTATGCATCTATAGATCCCGTGTCACAAGGTAAAACTACAACATCAGAATCCTTATGCTCTATCTTTATTTATAAGATTCCTATTGAAGTAACTAGACAAGATGGTGTAGATGTATCTACATACATAGAACAAGATAAAATTGTAGCCAGCTGGTGTGGAAGATTTGATGATATCAATGAGACTCATAAAAGATTAGAGAACATGATTGAATGGTATAATGCCTGGACCCTTGTTGAGAGCAACGTCCCCGGCTTTATAACTCACATGATCAAGCAAAAAAAACAAAAGTATTTAGTTCCCAAGAGTCAGATTACTTTCAGAAAAGACATTGATAATGTTCAAACTTATCACCAGGAGTATGGATGGAGAAATACTGGAACAATATTCCGGGCCCACATCTTACCTTACCTAATAGACTTTTGTAAAGAAGTTTTAGAAGAAGTAACCACAGATGAAGGTAAGGTAGTTAAAGTAGTTTATGGTATTGAGAGAATTCCTGATAAGATGGTTATGGTTGAGATGCAACAATACAGGGAAGGACTCAATGTAGATAGATTAATTGCACTAGGAGCTCTCATAGCTTTTGCAAAAGTTCAAGAAGCAAATAGAGGTATCAAAAAGAGATTAGATACTACTGATAAAAAAGACTTGTCCAAATCAGAAAATTTATATAAATTTACTAACAATCCCTTCAGGCATATTGGAGGGGGTAGTAAAGTTATGAATGATGCTAAACCAGTCAGAAATCCTTTTAAAAATATAAGATAATATACCATGCAAGTACTCAACGCATTACAAATGAAATCCGGCAAAAAAGCCGAGTATAATAGGATGGGTTCTATTACTCAGCCTTTACAGTTTTTGCCAAGAAAAGACAAAGATCCGGAGTGGGCTGCTTGGAATCTAGACTGGCTTGAGTGGAACGGCCTTAAGCAACTTCGCAGAAATGCAAGAAGGCTTATGAAAAATTATAAGTTAGCTAAAGGAGTAATTGATAGAAATGATTATGTCATAGAGGAAGATAATGAAATGAGAGATCTTGTAGATACTCTTACTAAAGAAGATCCTAGTGTACTTGAGTTAAAGTTCTATCCTATCATTCCTAATATTATAAATGTTCTTACCTCAGAGTTTTCTAAAAGAAATAGTAAAATCACTTTTCAAGCAAAAGATGAGTATTCTTACAATGAACAACTAGAACAAAAAAGATCTCAAGTTGAGAATGTTCTTCTACAACAAGCTGAACAAAAGCTTTTAGCTAAAATGCTTGAGCAAGGTCTTGATGAGAATGATCCTGAAGTTCAGCAACAAATGCAACAACAACTGTCTCCAGAAAACCTTAAAACACTTCCTGAAATACAAAACTTCTTTGATAAAGATTATAGAAGTATGTGTGAACAATGGGCTATGCATCAAACTAAAATTGATGAAGAGCGCTTTAAGATGGATGAATTAGAAGAGCGTGGTTTCCGTGATTCTCTTATTACAGATAGAGAGTTCTGGCATTTTAAGATGATGGAAGATGATTATGATATTGAGTTATGGAATCCTGTGACTACTTTTTATCATAAATCTCCTGAAGCAAGATATATCTCTCAAGGTAATTGGGTTGGTAGAATTGAGATGTTAACTGTTGCTGATGTTATTGATAAGTATGGTTATGCCATGACTCAAGAACAATTGGAATCTATTGAAGCTATTTATCCGGTTAGATCTGCTGGTTATCCTCTACAGGGTTACCAGAATGATGGATCATATTATGATGCTACCAAGTCTCATGAATGGAATACTAATATGCCGTCCTTAGCCTACAGACAGTTTACATCTATGTATGACAACTTTGTGTATAATGGTGGTGATATTATTAATTGGATCATGGCTGAAGGAGAAGACTACGCGCCTATGGGTGCAGCTTTCTTACTCCGTGTAACAACTGCTTATTGGAAATCACAAAGAAAAGTAGGTCACTTAACTAAGATTAGTGATAATGGTGAAGTAGCTACAGATATCATTGGTGAAGATTATATCATCACAGACAAACCTATCTATGATACAACTTTAATAAAAAATAAAAGTAAAGATAATTTAATTTTTGGTGAGCATATAGATTGGATTTGGATTAATCAAACATGGGGTGGTGTAAAGATTGGCCCTAATCATCCAAGCTTTTGGGGTATGAATAATCCAGGAGGAATAAATCCTATGTATTTAGGTATTGATCAAAATAGAATGGGTCCTCTTAAGTTTCAGTTCAAAGGTGAGAATACTCTTTATGGATGTAAACTACCTGTAGAGGGAGCTGTATTCAATGACAGAAATACAAGATCAACTTCTATGGTTGACTTAATGAAGCCTTTCCAGATCGGGTACAATATTGTAAACAATCAGATTGCTGATATCCTTATTGACGAGCTAGGCACAGTAATCATGTTAGATCAGAATGCATTACCTAAGCGCTCATTAGGAGAAGACTGGGGTAAGAACAACTTTGCCAAGGCTTATGTAGCAATGAAGAATTTTCAGATCTTACCTTTAGATACATCTATTGCTAATACAGAAAACTCAATCTCTCAGAATCCTTTCCAGGTAATGAACTTAGAGCAGACTAACCGTATGATGTCTAGGATCCAAATGGCTAATTATTTCAAGCAACAATGTTTTGAAGTAATAGGAATTACACCACAAAGATTAGGTCAACAGATTGGACAAACAGATACAGCCAAAGGCATAGAACAAGCTGTTGCAGGATCTTTTGCTCAAACAGAACCATACTTTATTCAACACTCTGATTACTTGATGCCTCGCGTGCACCAGATGCGCACAGACCTAGCCCAGTATTATCAATCAACTAAACCTTCTATTAGATTACAATACATAACATCTAGTGATGAGAAAGTTAATTTTGAAATGAATGGTACAGATCTTTTATTAAGAGATCTTAATATTTTTGCTACAACTAAGGCTAATCAAAGAGCTATTCTAGAACAAATGAAAAACTTAGCAGTTAGTAATAATACTGCCGGTGCTACTATTTATGATCTAGGAACTATCATGCAAACAGAATCTATGGGTGAGCTTACAAATTCACTTAAAGCTATTGATAGAAAAACTACAGCTCAACGTCAAGAAGAGCAACAGCATGCTCAGCAAATGCAAGAACAAGAAATGCAAACTAGACTTCAAGAGAAGCAAATGCAGCTTGATCATGATATGCAAGAGAAAGAAAAAGATAGAAGAAAAGATATTCTTATTGCAGAGATTAAATCTGCAGGATACGGTGCTATGGAGGATATTAATGCTAATCAACAAAGTGATTATTTAGATGCATTAGGTCAGATTCAAAAGTCAGAACAATTTCAGGAAACAATGGGTCTTCAGAATAGCAAAGAAACTAATAGAATGACCAATGATAGAGAGAAAGCACAAATTGAAAGAGAAAAAATGCAGACTCAAATAAAGTTAAAGCAAACAGATTTGGAGATAGCCAGGGAAAATAAGAATAAATTTGATAATAAAAAGCCTGATACAAAGAAGAAGAAATAGTCTATAGCTATATATTGCAAAATTTTAATATAGGGCTTATAGAATATTTCAAATGTATAAAGTTTAATTAGTTAAATTTGTTACAGTAAATTAAATAAACCAACAACTATGAGTAATAATGAAACAACTACAGTAAATCAACAAGACATAAATCTTGATGACTTACTAGGTACACCGGGTGCAGAGAACATCATGGTGCCTGAAAAGAAAGAAGAGAAACCAGGGATGTTTTCTAGAGCTTCTAAAGTAGATCTTACGTTCCTTGATAAAGCTGATGATTCTTCTTCAGAAGAAGCTGGTGAAAATGCTGATAAAGCTGCACCTAACATCAGTGTAGAAGAGGCTAATAAGACTTTAGATAATCTTATTACTAATCCAGAAGATACTTCTAATAATGAAGAGTCTTCTAAAAAAACAGGAAGACCTACAGGCCTAGTAGAATTAGGTACAAGACTTATTGAAAAAGGTATCTTAACTCCTTTTGAAGGAGAAGAAGATGTAAGTAAATATACTCTTAAAGATTGGGAAGAGTTATTTGAATCTAATGAAAATGCCAAAAAACAAAAGTTTGGTAAAGAAGCTTCTGAAGAATTCTATGAACAACTTCCTGAAGAATTACAAGTAGCAGCACACTATGTTGCTAATGGTGGTAATGACCTAAAGAGCTTATTTAGATCCTTAGCAGCGGTAGAAGAAATTCGCCAGTTAGATACTTCTGATGAATCCAGTCAAGAACAAATTGTTAGAAGCTATTTACATGCTACACAATTTGGTACAGCTGAAGATATTGAAGAGGAAATAGAAGCTTGGAAAGATAGAGATGAATTAGAGGCTAAGGCTAACAAATTCAAACCAAAATTAGATGCTATGCAAGAGCAAATTGTTGCAAGACAATTACAACAACAAGAAGTTAAGCGTAAGCAACAACAACAACAAGCTGCAATATACACAGATTCAATATATAAAACTCTTGAACCTGGTGAGATTAATGGAATTAAGATAGACAAGAAAGTACAGAATATGTTATTTGGCGGTTTAACTCAAGCAAATTATCCTTCAGTATCTGGTAGAAATACAAACTTACTTGGTCACTTATTAGAAAAGTATCAATATGTAGAACCTAATCCTGCTCTGATTAGTGAAGCACTTTGGTTATTAGCTGATCCAGATGGATACAAAGCTAAGCTTAAAGCTGTAGGTGGTAAAGATCAAGTAGAGAAAACAGTGCGTACACTGAAGACAGAACAAAACAATAAAATTACATCTAACTTTCAAGAAGAAGATGACAATGCTAGCAGAAAAAAATCAGGTGGTTCACCAGGTTTAGCAAGACCTTCTGGTAGCTTTTTTGCAAGAAATAAATAACAACAATTAAATATAAATATAAACTAAAAACAAAAACAAAAAATGGCAACTCCAGTATTAAACAATGGTATATTCTTGCGTGACACAAACTACAATGCTAGTTCTCACGTAGATTCATACCACTTAGTAAACATGTTAAAAGATGCAGAACCAATGGACTTAGGTCCGGTAGACATTTGGGCTATGGCTCAAAAAGTTGAAATGCCTCTTTACCAATTATCTTCATTTGGTGGTAAGAATATTATCATGGTTGAAAATGCTCGTGGTGAGTACAAATGGCAAACTCCTGTTAGTCAAGACTTACCATACATCATTGAAGACATTGAACCAGCTAACCTTACTAAAGGTGTTGATGGTACTCCTTTCAAAATTAAAGTTAACAAGCGTGAGTTTGGTCATGGTGATATTATCACTTATGACAAATACAATGGTTGTGAGATGTACATTACTGCAGATGATATCCTACCTATGGGTGATGGTTTTATCTACACTGTACAATTAGTAAACAATGACAACTACAAGTTCCTTGAGAACAAGTATTTAGTATCTCAAACTAAATTATTCCGTAAAGGTTCTGCCCGCGGAGAGTATGGTGAGAGATTCTCTGATATTCAGACTCGCTCTGGATTCCGTGAGTTCTATAACTTCGTAGGAGGTGCAGAAGCTCATGTACATTATTCTATCTCATCTCGTGCTGACTTGATGTTAAAAGGTGGAATGGCTGCAGATGGTACAGTTCCTGTAACTGAGATCTGGAGAAACTTTGATACACAATTAGATCCTGCTATTAGCAAGATTGAAGATGTAGCAAGCAAAATGGGTAAAGATTACTTAAAGCGTGCTATTGGTAATGGTACTTTAACCCGTACTTTCTTAACTACTATGGAAGCAGCTCACTTAACTAAGATTGCTACTGACATCGAGACTTACTTAATGTGGGGTCATGGTGGACGTATTAAGCAAGATGGTCCAGATGACATGCGTTTATCAGTAGGTTTATGGAAGCAATTAGACAACTCTTACAAGCGTGTGTATAACAAAGCTAGCTTTAGCTTAGAATTATTCCGTGCTGAGTTATATAACTTCTATGCAGGACGTGTTGAATTCCAAGGTCCAGATCCTAAGAGACAATTAATTGTTCAAACAGGTATGGGTGGTATGAGATTAGTAAATGAGGCTATCAAGCGTGAGGCAGTAAACACAGGTTTAATGATCAACATGGGTGATGGTAAAAATGGTGGAGGCGGTATTGGAGCTATCACTGGTCAAGGTATGGATCTA